TATTATTGTAGAAGGTTTGTATACATTAAATACAGATGGAACTAACTGCAAGCATGTTACTATATCTCCCATTGCAGAAGACAAAGAAACTTCTAGAATGATATGTGAAGGCGAAAAAACAATGGAAGAATATTATATTTCTGAAACAAAAAGACTTAAGGTAAATATTTCAAAGAATCTTGGTTTTGTGACTGAGAAGTGCAATGAATACAAAAAGGCAATGTTAGGTAAAAAATATGAAAACAGATGAGATAATGAAGCGTATTGAAAGTGGTAACACTCTGGCAGATAAAGTTGCTAATTATTTAAACTTTAGATTTAAATACAAATTTGAAAAGGCTTCTATCGAAGAAGATAAGAAGTTAATGATTGATTATAAGTGCAGCAAAAGCAATAAAACTGCACAAATGAAATGTCGTGAAAATAAATCAGACATCATTTACGAAGCAAAAAGGTTCTATTCTACAAGTGGTGCTTTTTATGAAGAAGCAAATGGTAGAGATGTGAGAACAGAAGCAACACTATACATATGTCTGTCAGCAGATAAAAGACAGATAATTGTTGCAGAAACAGAAGCTATCAAAAAAATAGTTCAAAAAGAAATGCAAAAATTAGAAGTAACATTAGATCAAGTAAAACAATATGAGCAAGAATGTGCATCTACTAGAAATAAAACAAAAAAATTAGCATCAAACAAATCTAGAATTGAAGTATGGTTTAAGGTTGATGAAGGCATAGATTCAAGGCATTATAGTAAATTGCTTGTATTTATTCCGTATTCTGCGATATTTGAATCTGTAGTAATTGACTTAAGAAGCAACGAAAACATTGAAGATGAAAGGACTTGGAAAAATGGATAATGAAATTATGTTTAACCAAAGAATACCTAGCTTACTTGTTGTTGATAACTTTTATAAAGATCCAGACTTTATTGTAGAAGAAACAAAAAAGTTTGAGTTTAAAGAAGAAAATAAATTTTATAAAGGAAAAAGAACAACATCTTGTTTGTTTCCATATGTAAAAGAAGAATTTGAAAAGTTATTGCAAGTTCAAATAGTTGACTGGTTAAATCAACCAATGAATGGCGTTTTTCAAATAACAGAAGGCAAAGATCCTTTAGTATATCATAGTGATCAACAAGACTATGCAGCAGCAGTATACTTAACAAAAGATGGACCAACAAATGCAGGAACATCATTTTGGATAGATAAAAAATATGGTTGTAGAAGACCGCCAAGTCACCCATTAGAAAATAGAGAAGGAATAAGCGATTCAGATATATATACACAATACAATTTATTAAATGAAGATAATTGGGAATTGGTAGATAAAGTTGGATCTGTGTATAATCGGCTTGTTCTTTGGGATGGTAAAATGATTCATTCTGCTAGTATGTATGGTGAATTTCCTAGATTGGTTCAACTATTCTTTTTTAATGTGAAAAAATAATGCCATACTTTTCTATAGTTACACCAACAAATAACACTCAATTTCTTGCTAGGCTTGCTAGATCTATATCCAAGCAAACATTCAAAGATTTTGAGTGGGTTATTGTTCCAAATGGTAACGCTAATATTGACATTGAATCTTTGGCTTTTAGTCCAAGGATTATAGAATCAAAAAAACCAGATTCAAAATTGATTGGTCTTTTTAAAAAAGAAGGGTGCATGGCATCCAATGGAACTGTAGTTGTAGAAGTTGATCATGATGATGAGCTTACAGAAGATTGTTTGCAAGAATTATATAATGAATTTAATTCAAATCAAACTATTGATTTTGCATATTCAAATTGTGCAGAGATAGACCCTAATGGAAAACCATTTGTATATCACAATAGATATGGTTGGAGAAATAGACCATTTAAATATCAAGGTAAAGATCTTTTAGAGCTTATATCATTTGATCCAACTCCAGCTTCATTTTCTAAAATATGGTTTGCCCCAAATCATGTTCGTGCATGGAAAAAATCGTTCTACGAAAAAATTGGTGGTCACGATGAAACAATGGAAGTTTTAGATGATCATGATATTCTATGCAAAACATATATACAAGGCAAAGTTAAACATATAGATAAGTGCTTGTATATTTATTACAAACATAAAAACAATACTTGTTATGGCGAAAAGAATGCATTCATTCAAGAAGAAACATTAAATATTCATGACAGATATATTTATGCGTTGACTGAGAAATGGTGTGACCTTAATGGTTTGCTTAAGATAGACCTTTGCGGTGGTTTTAATCCTCCAAAGGGGTACAAGTCGATAGACATGCATAACGCAGAAATTATACACGATTTAAACAATCCTTGGCCTTTTAAAGATGGCGAAGTAGGATTGATAAGGGCACATGATGCACTTGAGCATTTAAAAGATCCGATTCATGTTATGAAAGAAGCACATAGGTGTCTTTGTCCAATGGGTTGGTTTTTAACGCAGACCCCATCCACTGATGGCAGAGGTGCTTTTCAAGACCCAACACATATAGCATTTTGGAATAGTAATAGCTTTTGGTATTACACTAAAGAAGAACAAGCAAAATATATTGGAACACCAGTAAGATTTCAAGGTAATAGAATTAAGAATTTTTACCCAACTGAATGGCATAAAACACACAATATTCTTTATGTAAAAGCAGATCTAATAAGGCTTCCAGAAAAAGATTCAAGCACAAGAGTTCCAGGAGAAGTTATGATATGAATCACATATATCATCTTCCGCAATTTGGAGAGAATTGGTTTACATATCCACATTTATATAAATCAATGGTTGAAAAGTTTTCCTCTGGAAGTAAGTTTGTAGAGGTTGGTTCATGGAAAGGAAAAAGTGCAGCTTATCTTGCCGTAGAAATTATAAATTCTAAAAAAGATATAAAATTAGATTGTGTAGACACATGGAAAGGTAGTTCTGAACATGTAGATAATGAGTATGTAAAATCAAATTCTTTATACGAATTGTTTATTGAAAACACATCTTCTTTATCTTCTATCATTAATCCAATTAAAATGGATTCTATTAGTGCATCAAAAACATATGAAGATAATTCAATAGATTTTGTTTTTATTGATGCTAATCATGAGTATATACATGTAAAAAATGATATAGAAGCATGGTTTCCTAAAGTAAAAGTAGGAGGAACTATTGCTGGACACGATTATAGAAATGGTTGGACAGATGTAGACAAAGCCGTTAATGAATTTTTTGCTGGAAAAAAGATTTTAGCTGGCGAAAGTTGTTGGGTTTACGAGAAAATTTAATGGACTTAGCATTATTAGTTCATGCATGTGACAAGTATTCTTTTGTTTTTGAAAGATTTTTAAAAGCATTTGATGTTTTTAACTTGAGCATACCATGTTATTTCTCAACAGAATCTACAGAAATAAAAAACAGTCGATTTGAAAATATAAATATAAATGAAAATATATGGTCATTAAGATTAAAAGAAGTTTTGTTTAAAATAAAAGAAAAAAACATAGTTCTTCTTCAAGAAGACTTTATAGTAAATAGTTTTAATAAAAATTTGTTTTGTGATCTTTATAAGTTTCACAATGATTATGGTTCAGACATTACTAAGACAGGTTCGTTTAAAACCTTTTCGTTGCTAAAAACTTCTGTTGAAAATATGTACGCACAAAAATATGGTTATTATTTAATGAGTCATCAACCAATAGCTATATTCAATAAAGAGTTTTTAATATCAACGCTAAATGAAAAACAAAATGCCAGTGAGCACGAAATGTATTGGTCTGAAAAAATAAAGGAAAATAGTATTTTTTGTTTTGGTAAAAATGAATTTGATCATCAAATGTTTAATCCTGTTTTTGGATATACACATGTTATAAGCAAGGGTAAGCTAATAGCTTAACCATGCCATATCTTTTCTTCTGGACCAAGCAATCTTGCTAAAGTAAATAGGAAATCGCTAAGTCTATTTATAAATACAACAATGTTTTTAAAATCTTGATGTGCTTCCATAAGTCTGACTAAATCAATTTCAACTCTTCTGCATACTGCTCTAGCCAAATGAATTTCACAATGATTGAATGGGATTATAAAATTCTTTAATGGCTTTAAACTTTTAGTCATTAAATCAATAATGTCTTCTGTTTTTTTAATGTGTTCTTCTTTTATTCTTTCTTTTCCAGTAGCCACTTCTGCACCAACTTCAAAAAGAAGATTTTGTATTTCTATTATAAATTCGTACACTTCATGGACTTTTAATTCTAAAATATACTTTTGATTAACAAATCCAATCCAAGCATTAAGCTCATCAATACTACCAAGAAGCTGTATATTAGGATTAGTTTTAGGTACTCTACCTATTTTTGGCAAAAGTGTAGTTCCGTCATCACCAGTTTTTGTATATATTTTCATTTTAAATTCTTGAATATTTTGGTTGTTAAAACGAATACTATTATATATTACTAAACTATAAGGAGGAATCAATATGAAAGTAATAATTAGAAACATGTCTGGAGAATTTTTTTGCAAACAGCCAGAAGTTGGATTAACAAATCTAAAGAAAGATGCATATGTTTTTGATTGTTATAATGAAGAACATGCAAATTTAGTATTAGAAAAAACAAAACAATTTATTTCAAACAGTGATTTAAATTTAGAAGTTATTGAAACAACACAAATAAATCTAAATGTAGAATAGGAACAACATGAAAATTAAAAAGAACAGACAAAAAAAAGCTAGAAGAATAATGATATTGGCATCTATTAGAATGTCAAAAAGTGTTGGCGTAAAATTTAATAGAATTTGTATGGAAGAAATAAGAGATGTGTATATGGATATGTTTGGCGTAGATAGTTTAACTAGAAGGTTTG